TCGCACCAGAAATGGTGTAGTCGGTAGTTGGAACCTGTGCAACGCCGTTCAAGAAGACAAGCACATCTGCGACAACGGTGCCATCCGTCACAGTGAAATTGACAGTAGAGCCGTCGCCAGAAAAGTTGCGAACCACGTATGCCGTCGTTGATCCGGCAGCAGGAACGGCATCAGATGGGTACGTGACAAAAACATCCTTGTCCCCAGCACCCCAGTTGACAGCAGCATCGCTGTTGCTTGATGCCAAGATCGTATCTCGACTCAGCGTAGTGCCGCTGGCCGTATACGTGCCGATGCCAACCTCCCAATCCGTACCATCCGTTACGGTGTAATAGGTCGTGTTCCCATCCCCCACCGCAGCGAAGGATTGGAACCCTGTCGAAGCACCAGCAAGAGTAAGCGTGCCAGTGCCAGTTGTCGCCGTGGTCTCTTTAACCCGGTCTTTCAGCACCAAGGCCATGGCCTACTCCTTAGGCAATGCGAACGATAGCAGCGCTTGCGTCGGCGGTCGGGAACACCACGGTGAAGTCACCAGCGGTCGAGGTCTTGTCGGCACCAAAGTCCAGCACAGCAACCGCAGGGTTGGTCGTGCCGTTGGCCAGATAGATCAACGCGCCACGAGCTGTGATGGTTGCGGTCGTCCAAGTGACGTCAGCAAAGTCCAAATAAGCCGTTGTGCCCGAAGAGGTAGGATTTGCACTGATAGTCAGCGTTTCGCCGCCTGCGGTGTAGCCGGTGCCAGACACTTCGTTCGTGGCTGAATACGCGGTGGTCGATGCGTCCAAAGTTGCCGAGCTGGTGTACAGCGCAATCTTGAACGTCTGCGACGTGCCGCTGGAAAAATCAAAAGTGCCATCAAGGATACCGACCTTGAACGACGTACACATTGCTTGAGAAATAGCCATTTCTTACCCCTTATCGAACAGGAATAGTTGTTTGGCCGGAACGGTATGTGTCCGACCGGAATTTACCATCCCCAAGTGTTTTGAGGAGTGTAAGAGATTGCGCGTACATGTCAAGGTACACCTTCACCACATCCGGATCGCTCTTCTGGAAACGAGCCGCTTCGACCAATGCTCCGTTGAGGAGCACCGTGTGGTAGTTGTCTCCCAGCCACGTCGTCCCCGCCGTAACGATGGACTCGGGCTGGTAGAAATAATGGATCTCGATGGTGTAGCCCGCGTCCGGAGTGGGACCAAGCATGAACACCAGCGTAGAAGGGCTCGAAGGGCTTGCGCCAAACAAAGCGTAGACCTGCGGGAAGCCCGTGGAAGACGAGCTTGGATAGGCCTCCCGGATGTAGTTTACATCCTTGGGAAGCATGAAATGATAGTCACCGGACTCATCTGCAAGGGCCACCGAGTACAGCGACATCATGTCCGCAGGAGCCTGCACGTAAGGCGACCCCGTCGAAACCAGACCCGTCATGTTCTTGCGTAGATTGGGCAGCTGGACGGACTGATAGATGTTCTGCTCGGCCTGCTTGAAGAAGTTGGCCAAGTCCGTGGCTTCAAACTCGTACTCGACGGTATTTTGCAGGGCGGTACAAAGATCGGCGTAGTTCATACTGAAACCTCAGGGCCCTCGGGACGAGGCTCAAACAGGGCTTGCGCATCCTGCACATTGCGCTTGGGCTCAAGCTGCGGGTGTTTCGGCTCATAGCACTCGGGACAGACCTTGTGGCCTGTCCACTCTTTCACCAACGACAAATACGGATACCTAAACCCGCACCGGTCGCAGATGGCTATGGCATATTTACCCTTTGCGTAGGCCATGTCACATGTCCGGAACCAGCCAAATGCTGGCGGTGTCACGATCCTCTTGCGCCGCACGAAGGAACTCTTCCTCGTACAGCTGCTTGAGCATTGAAGTGCGGTCTGGCGCAATCTTGATCGACAGGTAATAGGCAAGGCCTGATGCCAGCACGGGGAAGAAGCGAAAGCTCATGTCCGCGGTGTTGCTGTACGCGCCCACGTCTTGGATGCGGCGAATGGCGTAATAGACCAGCGTGTACCCGGCAGTGCCGTCGGGACACGGCTCAAAGAAGACCTTGGGGGCCGCGCTGCGCTCCACGTAGAACTGAGCAGGCTTGCCCGGCAGGTTTTTGGAGGGGCTGTGCAGGTACTCTGCCCGACTGATGCGGTCAATCGAGATGTCCTGCTGGCTTTCACCGGTGCCCGTTCGAATGACCGCGGACAGGACATTCACAGTGTCCGCGGGCAGGTCGTAGGCAGGCGTGGAAGTGGACAGGGACAATGTGCGCTGCTCAATGGTCCACAAGTTCAGGCCACGGTTCGCCCACTCAGCAAACATCAGGTTCATGGACATGCGTGCCGTGCGCAGGTCGTACCCGTTGTTGGTGTCTTGGCCACAACGCTCATAGGCCTCTTGGATGACGTCCAAGAAGCCCGGATCAAAGTTCGTTGTGCCCGATGTGGTCATGTTCGTTTGCCCTTAGGCTTTTTGGCCGTTTTGGCTGACTGCTTGAAGGCCTTGGCGGTTGGCGCACCGGGGCTTCCCGGCTTGCGCATTTTTTCGCCTGAGCCAGCTGCAATCCGCTTGCGCTTGGCATGGATGTTGGCATAGAGGCCTGCTCGACTTGTAGCCATGTCAGTCTGCCTTGTACCCTTCCATGAACCGGTCAAGCTTCTGCTCCAACCGATCCAAACGGTCCAACACCCTGTTTATGTCAGCATGGACCTCTTGCTTCGTGACGTATTCCTTGGCCATCTCTTCACGTGTCTTGTTCAAGAGGATCTGAACCCTCTTTACTTCATCCCATTGGGCTTTGATCAACCACAGGAAAAGACCAGAAGCAAAGGTAAGGATGACGTTCCACAGCATCATGTCCATGGTGCCCTCAATACATCTTGCAGGCTTTTTTCTTCTTCATCAGCGTCATGCCGCGTGGCATGACCGACTTGGAAGAGGACTTGTTGACCATGCCACCGCTGGCCTTCTTCATGACCATGCCACCGCACTTTTTCTGCACAGGCTTTTCGACCAAAAAGCTGTCGTTGGACTCTTTTTTGCGGGGTCGAATGGACATGTCGTCGTTGGCGGGTGGTTGACCCATCTCGGCGTGGTACACCCCATTTTTCTTGGCCTTCTCACGGACCTTGGCCCGAGCGTCCGCAGCAGCTTTGGCCTTGGCCTTTGCTTTGGCCTTGGCCTTGGCCGCGTCCATTTCTTTTTCCATTTTGGCCACGGACTTGCGCGAGCGCAAGGACATATCATCTTCGCTGGGCGGCTGGCCCATCTCGGCGCGGTACACCATGATTTTTCCTTACGCGTAGAAGAACGTGGCCGATGCCACATTGGTCAGGGTTGCGTGCGAGCTGGTGACGCACAAAACCCCGTCTTCCGGCAGATCAATGTAGACCGCGCTGCCGCCCGCCGTGGTGCCAAAAGTGGTCACCGTGGTGCCGGAAGCCCCGCCGTCCTTGATCACAACCGTCCCTGCCGTGGCGCTGGGCACCACGTACACGCCCTTGACTCGAGTTCGGCCACCAAAGATGTCGCCTGTCTCGGTCAGATACGTGCTTTTGACGTCTGACATGAAGCCCATGATGTGCTCCTATCAGCTCAATGCGGCGCCGACAGCGGTAACCCAGGCAGAACCGGTGCTAACAACCAAGCAGTACTCGTCGTTGCCTGCGCCATTGTCGTTGATCAAGCGAACCTGACCGGCGTTGGCCGCAGCGGCGGTAGGAAGCTCGGCGGTGGTGATGGCCGTCAGTTTGGCGAAATCGGTGACGGTGACGTCGCCCTCAAAGCCGCCAGTAGAGGCAACAGGGCCCGAGAAAGTGGTGCGTCCCATGAGTTTTCCTTCATGCGGTGAGGTGTATCAGTCTGCATGAACGTCAGCCGGGACTGCCTGATACACCGGTTGACCCCGGTTTTGCCCATTATTGCACAGGGCCTAAGAAGCTGTCCATACCCAACGCTTCTTCCCACAATCGTATATTCTTCTCGCCCCTAGAAGGTAGGTCATGTCCCTTTCCGTTCTTGGGTCTGTTTCTGGGTCGAACCCCACATCAATGCCTATCTCGCGAGCGCGCAGGGGTATCGAACGGCGCTGCCAAGCAGGCTTGTTGGACAGACCTGCTTTTGGGTGCCAGACCTGATAGTCCGGTGCTGTGGTCTCTGCCAGCACAAATCCGAGTGCTTCGTACATGCCCCCATCAAAATAACGATTGTCAGAAAAGGACTTGACCTCCTTGGGGCGATGCTCTTTGGTAAAGGCCGTGAAAAGGCGAGAGGCTCCCCCTGAAACAGTCACGCGTGTTGCATACCGCGTAAGCGTCCAAACCCTTCGTTTGTTCTGGCCCCTGTCGTTTGCGCCATGCGTAAATCGCATACACGCCACAAGCTTTCCCTTCCAGTACAGGCCGTAATGCTCCCCGTGTCCCGCCCCGCCCTGTGGGTGATAGCGCTCGTAAAAGGACACGGCAGCCTTGTGATCCACCTTGCTGATTACGCATTTACGTGCCATGACCTTTCCGCGGGCCTTGCCTGCGGCATTTCGAAGCAGGCGACGCAGGGCGTATTGACGATCTCTCCATTCGGATGCGTAGATAGTCAACAGCCTTATCCCCTTCTCAGCACAAGCACGATGCTTGTTGTAGTGGTTCATGGACCGGGCTGCCTCGTCCTCCGCGTCACCATGCGAATGCCAGTATTCCCCGCAGAACTCCACAGCAAGGCTCACTTCGGGCAAAAAGATATCCAGCTCTTTGGGCCCAATGAGACTCCTGTCCCTGCGAATAACCCGGGCATAGTTTGATAAGAGACCTGCCACTTCCTCCTCTGGGCCTGATTTCATGTGATTGCATCGAGGGCACCCCTCCTTGCCCGTCAGGTGGTTGGTGGGTGTCTGCTCAAAGGGACCATGCTCCCTGCAGGAAATGGTCACCTTCCGGTGTGCAGCAACATACCGAACAGCGCTGTAGTCGTACCTGCCTCCGTATATTTCCCGTGCCTGCTTTGTGAATCTCTCCGTGGTTCCCCGGGACCTGTGTCCCGTGCTCTCGTTCTTGCAGGCAGGACATCCCTTGCCTGCTATGTGGTTGGTGGGACTCTGCCAAAAAGACCCGTGCTCAGGGCACGTGATCTCCCCCTTTGTGTGTGCATCAATGTACGCAAAAGCCGCATAAGAGTACTTTCCCGCATGTACGCGAGAAGCGGCAGATATGAATCCCGGGCCATCCTTGTACGCCCTCCGCCTGTCCGTTGTATGAACATGGGCCCTTGCCGCATCCTCCCGGGTGCATTCCGCGCACTTGCCAATGGATGTGTACCTGTGCGAAACATGCCCGCGGACACAGGGCTCCCCCGTGAAATACCATCTGGAACCCGCAGCCCTTGCCTCGCTCCGGGTTTTTGGTAAATCGGTCATATAAATTATCTCCTTTGGCGTAGGATAACATATATGATGGATGGGCAGAAAAAGGGGCACCGAAGTGCCCCTTTTCAATCCGGAACGGATCAGGCTGCGCCTGCCGAACCGTAGATGCCGCGAGGATCGCTCCAGCCAAAGCTGTAACGCTCACGCGACTTGTACTTGACATTGCCCGTGTCGAAGTCGCCTTCGAAACCAGTCTTGATGCCAGTACGCTTGAACATCTTCAAGCCGTTGGGAGCGTCGGTCATCAAGAACCAAGCGTCCGTATCGGTCAGGAAGTTGTTGACGGTGAAGCCCTCAGGAACGATGCCCATCGAGCGGATCGCGTTGATGTCGTTGTCAGCCGTGCCGGTGCGCAGCTGGCTCTTCATCAGGCGCTCAGCAGCGAACTGCAGCTCCTTGGGGATGATCAACTTGCGAGCTTGCACGTTGATCTTCAGGCCACGCTCGTCAGTAAAACCGGCGATGTCGATGATGGCTTGCTCCAACGAAGTTTCGTTCAAGTCAGCCGCCGTCGAAGGCGTGTTGCTGAAGGACGGGCCCAACGCGGTCGGGTGAGCGCTGTTACACAGCGACACACCGTCACCACCAGCGTAGCTGGAGCTGAAAGCGTTGTTCAACACCGAAGCGGCTTTGACCTGCTTGGTGTGGGCCATCGAACGGGCCAAGGCACGGGTGTAGCGAGCGGACAGGCGGTCGTACAGGTTGTCCTCAATCGCCTCCTCGGTCAGGGCGAAGGCCATGGCAATGGTCTCGTGCTGATAGCGGGCCGTGAAGGATTCCTGTGCCGAGTCATACTGGACGCCAGCGCCTTCCGACTTGGTCGGGGCAGCACCGAAGCCGGTCAGCATGACCTCTTCTTCAAAAGCACGGTCCGACGACTCTTCGGTGAAGATGGCGGTGTGCTCGTTTTCGTAGCGCTTGTACTCCATGCCGAACAAAGCGTTCAGGCCGGGCTCCAGCTCTTTGACAAGTTGTGCGCGAGAAATAGCCATGATTAAGCTCCTTGGCCTGCGACACCAGCACTGCCGTACAGGTGTTCATTGATTTTCACAACCACGACGGTGTAATTGGTACCGAAGTCGTTGCCCGGGGCCTCGTACTTGCCGACGATCTTCAGGTTCAAGGCTGCGGTGTTGGCCACAGTCGAAGAATCCAAAGTCATGGCCGAAACACCAGTGGTGGTGCTGCCCGTGGTCGAAGCCGTGACGTCAGCGTTCTTGCCAATGTCGGCTTGAACGATGTCTTCGTCAGCTTGGATGATGAACAACTGGTTGGGGTCGTCGATCACGTCAGCAACGATTTTGCCGCTGGTGATGTTGACCGAACCCGGGTAGTAGTTCTTCCACGTGGGCTTGCCCGTGTTAGGGTCCGTGTAGCTGCAGCCATTGAACACGCCGACCGCAGCAGAGTGCGAACCGGGTGCAAATTTGACCAAGTAGCCGTCGAACACGGTGACCAAGTCGCCTTGGTAAATAGCCCCAGACTGGTTGTCAGCGATCTCGTAGGCAAACTGTTTTTGAGTACCAGTTGCCGACAAGTTGCCGATAGGACGCAGACCGAAGGGCTTGTTGACGTTTGCCATTTTAAGCTCCTAAAGGTAAATGAATCAGCGGGAACCGCCAAAGGTTGTGCGAGAACTGCGCTCCGGCGTTTGAATACGCATGGTGGAGTGAGCATTTTCACGCAGCATTTCGTTGTCTACCGCGGACATTTGGTCCTGTG